ACAAAGAAGGTAAATACGGGCTTAGGTCTTCGTGTAAGCAATGTATCGCTGATTATGGGAAAAAGTATTACGAAAGTAATAAAGAGGCGTGTCTCAAAAGGGGAAGGGAATGGGCAAAAAGAAATCCTACCAAAATTAGAGTTATTCAGGAAAGGTACAAAGAAAAGAATCCCGAGAGGTATGCTAATAGGTGGATAAAACGTAGAACTATTAAACGAAAATTAAAATACGATTTTAGCCCAATTATTTCCAAACGAATTAGACGCATCACACAAAATAAATGCGCAATAACTGGGGATGACGATATTCATTTAGATCACTTTATCCCAATGAGCACAGGTCATGGTGGAACTTATGAGGGGAATCTAATATTACTTTCAAAAGAACTAAATCTTTCAAAAGGAACGAGAAATCCTTTCATATGGGCTAAAGACTATTTAACTGAAGATCAGCAGAAGAACTTCACTAAAGTAGTTGAATATCTCGCAGAGTTAAACGGGCTTACGGTCGATGAATACCGGGAGTTCGTTTTTTGGTGTTTTGAAAACCCAAGAGATGATGATGAGATTACGGATGATAATAGAGATTCAATAGGTGTATGGCTACGAGAAAATGCCGTGGCTTAAATAAAATAAATAACGAATAAAAGGAGAATGTTTAAATGGCAGGGATTACTCACGTAGCGGAGCTTAAGCAGCCCGCATTAAGAGGGATTGTAGAGGAAGTAAATAAGGCGAAATTAGAAACACAGGACTCAGTATTAAACTTTTTACCGGACGAATATACGTACGACCAAGAGTTCGCGTACAACGTAGTATCTAAGTCATCTCAAATGGGGGCTATGATTGGTATCGGTAACGAGCCACCAATCCGAGATAAAGACGCGGTAGCGCGCCGCATGGGCGAATTAGCTAAATACGGATGGAAGGACATCGTTACAGAAAACGAATTACTTAAATTGCATAACCCACGTAATGAGGGCGAGTTTAAAGCGATTGTTGATTCGTTAGTAGCTACTGGAGCAACAGTAGTAAGCGAGTTACGCGACCGTATCAACGTAACTAAAATGCAAGCAATTTCGACAGGTAAAGTAGTGTACGACGATAACAACGTAAAAGCAGAGATTGACTTTACGGAAGATATGCCGGCAGAGCATAAAGTAGCGTTAACAGGCGAAGACACTTGGGCTAACCCGGAGCATGACGTTATCGGAGACTTAATCGCTTGGGATCAACAGTACCAAGAAACTAACGGCAAACAGGCGGACACAATCTTTATGACTCGACAGACGCAAGCGTTATTACTTAAAAACGCGGTAATCGTAAACGAAGCTGTTGGCGTAGCTAATAGCGGACGTGGACGCGTATCATTAGACGAATTGAATAGCGTATTAGGCGGGTATGGATTACCGTCAATTACTATCGTCAAAAAGACGAAGGCAAGCGTTAAAAATACGTACACGGGCGCTTTAGAGGAAATCGAATTATTCCCGGAGAACCGCGTTGTATTCGTATCTAACGGAGTAGGAAAGTTCTTACTTGGACCTACGGTTGAAAACAACTTCGAGCCGGGCATCGTATTAAACGCATACGACAAGTTTGAGCCTATCCAGTCAATCTTACGTGCGGTAGCGTTAGGATTCCCGATTATCGAAAACCCTAACTTATTATTATATGCGGACGTGACTGAATAATGTCGAAAAAGTACGAGGTTAAGACGGCGGCGGTTATCGACCGCCATCCCGTCGGCTCTACGATTGAGCTAGACGAAGATACTGCGAAAGCACTAGCGAAGAAAGGCTACGTAACTATTATCGGAGAGGCGACGAAGCCTAAAGCGAAAAAGACAACGAAAAAGAAAACGGAAGACAAATAAAGGAGGCAACGCCGATGGCTGATAGAAATGCGCTGATAGAGCGTCTTTACAGGCGCTTTAAAGGCGTGCCTAATTTTACGCTAGAGGACGCAGAAGCACTTATTGATGAGGCTTTAGAGGCGCATGACAGCAGCGCATCGGACAGCCTTATCTTGCTTTATGCGCAATCACAAGGCGCTTGGGACGTAGCGTTAAGCGTGGCGCATTACTTTAGGTTTAAGGACGGCGAGGAGGAAGTCGATCAATCTATGGTCGCGTCCAATTACCGCGCCTTAGCTAAGGATTTGCAAAACGAATACGAATCGGAAAAGGGACGCTATTACGGCAACAGGTTTAAGTTAATGCCGAGGATTGACCGTCCGAACACTACGCCGCCAACGGGCGAAAGCGGGCGATACAGATGGCGGAGATATTAACGTCGCAATCCGACATTGACCGTATTATGCAGAATATGCGCGGCAAGTTTAACGGACTGAACAAGCGACAGCAAGAATTTGCTATCGAGGAGTTTAAACGTACCCGCGCAGAATTATTCGATTTATTATCGGAAGAAGCAGGCGAAGACGGCGTTATATCGAGAAGGAGAACTCGAAGAATTATCCGAGAGCTTGACGAAGTAGAACGTCAGATGATTGCTTACGGCGATAAAGCCTTGACGGAAATAGTCGAAGAATCGACGATGTTTACTACGAAAGAATTAGCGAAAATAACAGGCGTAGCAATAACGGCGTCACAATTCGATAGGATAAACAAGCACGTCATAAAATACGTTATTAATCGATTTGGAGATGACAATCTCGTTTTATCCGAAAGAGTTTGGGGCTTATCGGGCGAAGTACGAGACGAATTATCTACGACTATTAGACGCTCGATACTAAAAGGCGAAAGCATTAACGATATGATGCCGAAGATTCGCGAAGTTTACGATACGGAGTCGTGGAAGATTCGCAGGCTTGCAAGCACGGAATCAGTTACGGCGCATAGGGCGGCTACGAGTTATAACGCACAGGAGTCGGGCTTAGTCAAGTGGGTACGATTCCACGATGGTACTTGCGGGCGAAAAGACCACCATCGACATAAATGCTACGAACTTGCTAACGCCGATAAATACGGAAAAGGGGCGGGCATTTATAAGCCGACTGATACGGAAATATGGATGCCTCATCCTAATTGTACGTCGTATATAAGCTACGTACTTGACGAGAGGTGGTTATAACGTGCTTACACCGGAAACTATAGCATATATGAAGAACGCTTTAGACGATATATATACGTTAAGAAAGCGTCCTATAACGCTATTATACTACGAAGAAGAAACGGACGTAACTGGCGTTATTATCGGTAAAGAGGAAGTACCGAAAGATATAGAAGCAGTCGTTACGGAAATATCTTCACTTACGCCCGACCTATCCATCGAAGATAAGCGAATACTAGACGAAGCCGACGTTAAGATTGACGCAAAGATAGAGGACGTATCCGACATATTAAATCTAATAGAAAAAGCGGAGTATAACGGACATCTTTACGAAATCTTATCGAAGGACTTAAAAGGAATCGGCTTGCGAAATAGAGTCGAGATGTTGGCGAGGAAAGTCGTATGACTAAAATTAATATAAGCGTGCAAGGATTAGACAGCGTTATGAAGGACTTTAGTTTAGCGGGCATAAAGGCGCAAGGGGCTGCGGATAAAGTGACGGAAACATATACGCGCAAGATGGCTAATAATTCGGCGGATATGGCGCCAGTAGATTCGGGAGACTTGCGGGCTGATTTGCTTGCTAGTCCTAGACGATTACAGCCGGCGACATGGCAGTATGGCGGAACATTGCCGTATACACGCCGTCAAGAATATGAGCATGCGTCTAATAAAGGGTTTATTCGCAAGTCCGTCTATAATAATCGGAATGATTATCGAGAGGCGCTTAAACGGGAGGTGTCGAAGTTTAAATGAATAACTACGACATAATCTACTCATTGCAGCGATATTTTAGCGACAAGTTCGACTTGCGAGCGGATTGGGTCGTCGACGGTTACGAATATCCTAACGACAAGCCGTTTGTAACGCTAGAGTTTATAACGAACGAATGGATAGATCGTACAAAAAGGCAAGAAGCCGTACAGGTAACGGAATTATTGCAGATAGGGTATCACGCAAGCAATGCCGTTGATATGACGAAAACGTCCGAAAGAATAGCGGACAGCATGACGTTTAATAAAATACCGTATTTTAACACGAGTAAGTCAGTCGGAGAGCCGGCTGGCTTTTTTGACGTGAAAATAGTCGCAGTCGTGCCGATGGGCGCAAGTGAGAAGAATAGAGAATCGGAGTACCACCGCGTTTATATAGACGCTGAAATCGAGAAAATAAAAAGGAGATGTTAATATGCCGGAAAATTTAGAAGGCTACAAGTATAAAGGGGAGGACGTCGTCTACTTAATCGAAATCGAGGACGAGCTAGGCGAAGGCAAATTAATCCGACCTTTCGACCAAACAGGCGGAAGTCATTCGATTCAAGCCGACGAAATGGAAGTATCGACAAAAGACCGTCAAGGAACTGACTACGGAGACGTAACAGAGACGAGATCGTTCGAAGGGGAAATCGTATACGACGACCCGTTCATCCCAGCAATGAAGAAATTTATCCGTAATAAAAAGTTCGCGAAAATTTACGAGGTTGACTTAATCACTAATAAAGCGGAATACGGTATGTATATGATTACGTCGTTCGACCGCGAGTACGGATACGGGGACTTTGCTACTTATTCCGTAGAGGCTAACTTATTCGGTAGCGTTTGTGAAACGGAATTAACAGAGATTCCGGAAGGAGCGCCAGGCATTGCGGGAATGGACTGCGATGGTAACGAAGAAGGCGGAACGGTAGAAGGGTAAAAACGGCGGGCAATAGCTCGCCTTTATTTTTAAAAATATATCGTCCAAGCGACGTTAAAACGGAGGATTATGATGGCTAAATTTGAAATTGACGGAAAAGAATACGACTTAAAATTAACGTTTGAATCTGTAAACTACTTGAACGGAGCGCTTAAAGGCGGCTCTTACGAATTAATCGGAAAGGCTTTAGCGGGCGACTTCGAAACATTTCCGCAAATTGTTTACGCAGGATTATTGCATACAGGCGAAAAGTTTACGCTAAAGAAAGTAAAAGACGAGATTGCAAATAAGTACGCCAACGAGGAGTTGACGCTTGATT